AAGTCCGCGCTGAACTGCCCAGCCACTTCACAATCCGAAACAATTACGTCAGTCGTGGTATCGCAGTCATCCCAGCAAAGAAGACGGATTGGCCGCACGCCCAGGCTATCGTCTTGTGTAAAGACGCATTCATGACGGACCATGAAGAAGGTGCCACAAGACAGGCTGGAAGCTTAGGCTTTGTTGCCACGCCAATCAGTCCTGGTCAAGCAGGATCGGTGAGACCCGATCAAACGCAGATCATTCAGCCAAGACTTAGGGCTAAGAAGTTGCTACAGCTGACCAAGAGCAAGAAGAATTACCATCTAGTCAAGCTACCCAGGTCCGGCAGTCTTGGAATTATGTACAAGCCAACTAGCTATGTTTATAGGAATAGTAAGAAGGCATCTCATCAACAGTTCCAAGATCAATCTAAATCGATGTACGTACTGCCTCAAGAGATCAAGCTTAAAAAGAGATGGGACTTTGTGGAGAGAGCCATGAGTGTTAGCATTGCCGTGTTTCATCAAGAAATGATTCTCATATTAGCGAAAGAAGGACTGAAGTGATGATGTCTATCAGAATAAAATAGAATCAGAATTAAACGATAGACCCCCATACGCCTTGGGTCCTTAATTCATATATGAATACGACCGGTCAGAAAGCTCGCGAGTCTTGCCTCGTGACAGAACTTTTTTAGAAAAGGATTTACAATGGGTAATCGAGAAATGAAAGTCACTCTGAACGATCTAGTTGCAATTACTGGGAAAAACTTTAGAACCATCAAACAGCGGCTCACCAACGTGCCATCCACGCCAGGCCCATACAGCTCCATCCTCTACGAGCTCAAGGACGCTTTACGTGCTATTTTAGACGGCGACAAAGCCGATCCTACTCGAATGGCTGAGTATCGAACGATGAGAGAAGAAGCAGACGCCAAGCTTTCAGCTGCAAGAGCTGAGAAAATCAAACTTCAGATTGATGAAATGAAGGGTCTTTTGATTAAAAAGGAACGCGCTGAAGCCTTTGTCTCAAACCTTGTGATCCATTTCAAATCCAAACTCCTAGCCATCCCATCTCGTGCCGCTCTTCAGGTTGCAGGCTGCGACGATCCTAACGACGTAGAGCATTTGCTACAGGGGGAAATGAATACGGTCCTCACTGAGTTGTCCGAGATCAATTTTAATGATTTATCCAGAGCTAAGTAAACTCATCGCCCCAACCCCGCCGCTGGATGTGGCTACGTGGGCGGACCGATATAGAAAGCTATCGCCAGAATCCTCGGCGGAAGTAGGAAACTGGGTCACTGATCGTGCTCCCTATCAAAGGGGTATGATGCAAGCATTCACTGAGCGCGGTGTTCGAAAAATTGTCATCATGAGTTCGTGTCAAATCGGAAAGTCCGAGCTAATTTTGAACGCTCTGGGCTATCTTATGTCCATGAATCCAGGGCCAATACTACTTTTTCAGCCGTCTCAAGAACTTGCTGAGTCCTTCTCTAAAGATCGGCTCGGACCTATGATCAGAGACACACCCATACTCAAGGGTCTTGTCAAAGACGCCCGCCTTAGGAACTCAAACAACACCTTACTCCATAAAACATTTCCAGGCGGTCAGGTCACCCTGGCAGGAATTCAGTCCAGTAGTTCAATAGCCTCACGCCCGATCAAAGTCCTGCTCATTGACGAGGTGGATCGTGCACCACTATCGGCATATGTTTCTGGTTCAGGGCAAAAAGAAGGGGATCCGGTTGCTCTTGCCGAGATGAGGGTTAATAACTTTTACAATTCCTTGATTATTCTAGCCAGCACCCCAACTCAGAAAGGACTATCTCGCATAGAAGCAGCCTACGAGGAGTCCGACCGTAGGCGGTACTTTGTCCATTGTCCGCACTGTCATCATCCCCAAACCTTAAAGTTTCCTCAACTCAAATGGACGGAGCATGACCCAAAAACAACCCATTACGAATGCGAGTCATGTAAAAAAGTGATCGATGAGAAACTCAAACATAAGCTTTTACTTCAAGGCAAATGGACTCCTGAACAGTCCTTTAAAAGCATCGCAGGATTTCATATCTCAGAGCTCTATTCTCCATGGCGTAAATGGGAAGATATCACCGCTAAATATTTGCGCGAAAAAGTAACCACTGAACGGCTTCAGGTATGGGTGAACACATGCCTTGGAGAAACATTCGAGGAACGTGGGCAGGCTCCGGATTGGAAGGCACTATACGATAGAAGAGAAGCTTACCGAACCAACGCAATTCCTGCAGGGGTGATCCTCTTAAGTGCGGGGGTCGATATACAGCATGACGGCATTCATATTGAAATTGTAGGATGGTCTGAAAACAAAGAAAGCTATTCTATCGACTACCGAGTTTTGACCGGAAACACTACTACTGAGGAGCCTTGGAAAAAGCTTGATCAGGTGCTCGATTCTCGTTGGAAACTTAATAAAAATATGGATATCGGTATATCAATGACCGCTATAGATAGCGGCTACCTTACTAATTCTGTATACGGATACGTTAAGGGTAAACCCTCGTCAAAAGTAATTGCAATCAAAGGAATCCCGTCTAATTTTTTTATCATCGGTGTACCGTCGCATGTGCAGGTAAATATTAGAGGCAAAAGAATACAAAAGGGGATGCGCGTGTTTCCCGTTGGCGTGAACCTTTTAAAGAACGAATTGTTATCCTGGCTTAATCTGGAAAAGCCGCTAGACGGAGAGCCCTATCCGTCCGGCTTTTGCCATTTCCCGAAGGACTATACGGACGAGTATTTCAAACAACTCACTGCTGAATCTTTGATGACCAAAATCGTCAAAGGCTACGCCAAAACCACTTGGCACAAAATGCGAGAAAATCACGCGCTTGACTGCCGTGTCTACGCTCGAGCAGCGGCAAGTCTTTTAGGACTCGACAGGTGGACACCGCAAGATTGGGAGCACCACAAACAGCAATTAGGACTGCAGTGTGTGCAACCTGCTGAGGTAGAGAATGTACCGGTGTTTAGTTTTTGACTTATTTTGCTCCTCCAGCGGCAGGACTAACGGCTGCTGGTCTTTGGGTAGTGGTACCAGGGACTGATAGGTTTCTGGCTTTTTCTACACCACGACGGCTTCTGATAGCTTCAGCAGCGGGTGCTGCGGTTTGAGCAGTTCCTTTGCTTTGCCTCAGTGTTTGTATGGCGGACTATATCTTTATAAAAAAGGGTGTCAAAATTTTGAGGATACATTTTTTATTTCACCTCAATTACAACAATCATCCATGAACGAAGGCTTTACACAAGAGGCGCTGAAGCGTCTAGAATCAGCCATTGCACAAGGAACGCTTAAGGTCAGCTACGGCGACAAATTCGTCGTCTACCGATCGCTTGATGAGATGCTTGAAATCCGCAATTTCATGAAGAGAAGACTAGCGCAAACCTTGCCCGCCACCGCAGGGATCGTAATGAAATTCAATAAGGGATTCAATAAGGGATTCGACCAATGAACAATATCCTAGACGAATTCATTACGATCCTCTCGCCGGGTGCAGCTCTCAAGAGAAAACGCGCACGTATGGCATGTGAATCCTTGGACCGCATTTCCAAGCGCTTGTATGAAGGCGCGTCTCATGGGATCAGGTCGGACCAATGGATTGCCCCTCAAACATCGGCTAACACTGAAAACATCCAAGGAGCCCAAACCCTTCGCGCAAGAAGCCGTGACCTCATTCGAAACAACCCCTATGCAGCGCGTGCCGTGCGCATTTGGACTTCAAACGCAATCGGCCATGGCATCATTCCACAAATCAAGTGTGAGGATGAAAAAAAGCGCGAGAAGATCGAGCGGACGTTCGAAGAGTGGGCCGAGACCACGGATTGTGACCTAGAAGGGCGCAAGAATTTATATGAAATACAATCTTTGGTCCTTGCCTCAGTCATCGAAAGTGGGGAAGTGCTCGTGCGCATTTGCAGTAGAAGCACTTATGAGCGACCCAATTTTCAGCTCCAAATCCTAGAAATTGACCACTTAGACAGCAATCGTTTTTCAGCAAAAGAGCATACGTTTACGCAATCTGGCATTGAGTTTTCAAAGAAAACCGGTGCAAGAATTGGCTACTGGCTTTTTCCTGAGCACCCAGGCGAAAGCTATCAGTTCCCATCTGCTAGTGCAGGGTTCCAGTCTTTTTACATCAAGGCACCTGAACTCCTTCACATCTACCGACAAGATCGGCCGGGGCAGAATTCTGGAATTCCTTGGTCAGCAAGCATCATGACCAGGCTTAAGGATTTTGATGGATTTGAAGACGCACAACTGAGGCGCCAGCTCATTTCTTCCTCTTATGCTGGTTTCCTAGAAGATTCCGAACCACCCATTGAGGTTAAACTCGAGCGCGATGGAACACAAACGAGCAAGATCGTTCCAGGCACGATTGCCTACTGCCCGCCAGGAAAACGCATCATCTTTAACAACCCACCCGACGCTGGTGCCAACTACAGCGCGTATTCTTCTCAAATTCTGCACGCCATCTCTATTGGCTATGGGATTCCGTATGAGGCGCTCACTGGAGATTTCTCGCAAGTCAATTTTTCATCAGGTCGGATGGGGTATCTCGAATTTCAACGCCAACTCGATCACGTGCGCTTCAACATGTTTATTCCACAATTCTGCGTACCTATCTGGAATCAGTTTAAGCGCTACCTGACGCTTAAAGGCATTGCAATGGATGATGTCACCGTTTCTTGGGTTCCACCACGTAGGGAGATGATTGATCCCGTTTCCGAGACTAAGGCCATGACGCAGGCCATTCGTAGTGGACTAATTACGTTAAGCGACGCAGTGACACAAATGGGAGTGGATCCCATGGACCACTACAAAGAACTCTCCCAAATCAACGAAGTCTTAGACGAATACGGACTCAAACTCGATAGCGACGCACGGCATCTGAACCAAGTAGGTGCAAATCAAATAGCTCAGACCCAAAACAATCAGAAGCAGGAGAACTATGCATCAGACCACCCAAATACGTGCCTACTTTAGGCCCCAGACGATTAACGACCAGGCCCGTACTGTGGACCTTTGTTTTGCTACCGAATCCAAAGTTCTCAGGCAAAACGAAGATGGAACTCAGTTTTATGAAGTGCTTGCCATGCATCCAAAGCATGCCGACCTGTCTCGACTCAATCGTGGTGCAGCTCTTTTAGATAACCATAACCGCACGAGCATTGATTCACAAATTGGAGTCATTGAAAAAGCCTGGATTGATACGGAATCCCGCCAAGCATTTGTAACCGCACGCTTGAGCGAGTCCCCTGAGCGCAGCCGCATCTGGGAAGACGTCAAATCGGGAATCATTCAGAATGTGTCGTTTGGCTACACAGTCGAACGCTTTGTACCACTGCATGAATATCAGCAACTTTTAAGGGAGGAAGAAAATGAAGACAAAAACCAAGGTGAACAAGACGAAGCCGACAAAGCAGAAGAAAAATCCAAGTCCAAGAGCAGAAACAAAAAGAAAAGCGCTGATCAAGAAGATGAGGACGAGTCTTCGGAAGATGAAGCGGACGAATCAACAGGTACTAAACGCTCCATTCCCACTCTAGTAGCGTTGGGCTGGCAAGCTCTTGAAGTGTCGCTAGTCACAATTCCTGCCGACATAGAGGCGGGCACTAGAAACGTAACTCACAAGCTCAATATCAGAACCTTAAACCAAAGGAACCTAATGAATACCGAAATAACCGAGAAATCCAATGAAAAAACCACCGACCAACCCATAGACGACACCACTTTACAACAAGCCACGAAAGCAGCCACGAAAGCAGCCATAGATCGACTGCTTGAAATCCAATCGATTACGAGGATTGCAGGACTGCCGCCTACTGTAGAAGAGCGCTATCTGAAATCGGCTCTTTCTTTAGACGAAATCAGACAAGACGCTTTTAAACAAATGTCAGAACTTGCAACTAAAGTGGAAACGCGTGCGCATTTGAACATCCATGCAAGCGCGCAAGATGAAACGGCGAATCGTAGGGAGGGGATGGAAAACGCAATCTTGCACCGAGCCAATCCCTTTAAATTCAAGCTCGATCAACGTGGCATACGGTTTTCAAAAATGTCCCTGATTCACCTAGCACGTCAAACCATCAAAGATACCGGCATGCGCACGGTGGATCATTTCTCAGACGATGAAGTCGTGACTCGAGCACTTCAAGGTACATCTGAGTTTCCAATTCTACTGACCAATGTCATGAATAAATCACTTCGCGCCGATTATGAAGGGGCTCCTAGCATTTGGCGGGCGTTTACGAGAATCGTTCCAGTGAAAGATTTTAGACCCGTGTATAAAATGCAACTAGGAGATATTCCAGTTCCAACGCGCGTCAACGAAAAGGGCGAGGCTAGGCGGGTGACGCTGAGTGAGTCCCAGACGAGTTACCGGATTCACTCCTATTCACAAATCATCAATTTTACCCGGGAAATTATGATCAACGATGATCTCAATTTCATCGCGTCTATCCCTGGAAAAATTGGGCTAGCGTGTGCCGAACTTGAGGCAAACATTGTCTTGGGACTGATCACTGGCAACACCGTCATGAGCGATGGTGTCCCACTGTTTGACCCTCGCCATAATAATATCTTAAGTGGCGGTCACATCATAGATATTGAATCGACTTCCAAGGTCCGGGCGCAGATGCGCCACCATGTGGGGCTAGACGGCAGGAAGCTCAACATCACTCCAGTCAACTACGTCGTCCCAACGGCGATTGAAACTTTAGCTGAGCAGTTTGTCAGTACCCATCTCATGGCCAATGCCACAAATAACATCAATCCGTTTGCTGGCAAATTGGGTGTTCTTTGCGACGTTAGGTTTGACGATGTCAGTCCTTATGATTGGTACATGATTGCGTCTCCCGCATCAGTAGACATCATCGAAGCAGCCTACTTAAACGGGGCTGAGGGCCCACGCTTTGAATCCCGGCAGGGATTTGAAGTCTCAGGAATGGAACTCAAATGCAGCATGGATTTTGGGGCAGGCCTCATTGATTACCGAGGGATTTTCAAAGTGGAAGGCAAAAATCCTGAATCTTTAGGGCCTAGCTCAGATGCTTCCTCAAGAAGTAGATCTCGGGCGTCTTCCGTCAAATCCGACAAAGAAGGAGAATAAAATGGGAAAATTCAATTACGTCTTAAGTGGCAAGGTAGTCCCGATTGTTGCACCGCGAGATTTAGAATCAGGTCAAGGGCTTCTGATGGGAAGTCTATTTGGTATTGTGGGTAATACGGTAAAAGCAGGTGAGAGTACCGAGCTCTATCTAGATGAAGTGTACCGACTTCCCAAAGCTCAAGGCGTGATCACATGGGGTCAGCCTATTTATTGGGATGGGGTGGCTCAAGGGGTCACCACCACGTCAGGTACAAACCGATTGATCGGTGCGTCAGTTCAAAATGTGCCTGACCCACTGGCAACCCATGTTGAGGTGAGATTAAACGGGGTTGCGATTGTCTAACCCCTTTGACGCATATGCATTCGGAGCCGATCAAAACTGTCGAGCAACCTTTGCCGACGAGATTACCTATCACGACGGGTCGCAGGCACGTCAGGTTCAGGTGCAAAATTTCACCAAAGCGGAGCCACCCAGTTTCAAATGAAGGGAGCCACCTGATTTCGTCAAAGTGGAGCCAGGTGATTTCATGCAAGCGG